TCCCTGCGGGTCTACAAATTGAATTTTCAATAAAAGGTGTAAGCGTCTAAAATGAGTGTCTGTCCTCGTTTTGACGCTTTTTTGTTTAATTCTAATACCTTTAAATATGCACCTTTTTAGTCCGAAATATTCATATTTGGAAACAAAGCTGGAGACAAGCAGAAAATTTGTTTCTAAAATGAAATATAGAATTGCTCCAAGATCTGATGTAAATAAAAACGGTAAATCATTACTCTATTTAGTTCTTACAAATGGAAATGAAAAAAAAGCCATTAATCTGAACCTTTATGTGAAAAAAGAGGAATGGTCTTTTAAGGATCAAAGACTGAAACCGAAAAAACTTACTAAAAAAGCTGAAGCTATAAACATTCACGTTGGACAGCTTGAAGCGAAAATTGAGAGTATCAAGCTGGATTATTTTATAAGAAATCAAGTTTTGACGATTGACAAATTCATCGATGAATTGAATTCTGGATTTTCTCGTGTTGATTTTCTTCAGTTTGCTGAATCTGTATGCCGTCAGGAGGATGGTGTACTGGCAAAACGCAGCAATATGAAAAGAAGATCGGTAATTGAAAAAATTAGGATGTATAAGAAGGTGGTTCTATTCTCTGATATCGATAAGGCATTCATCCAGGGTTATATCAGATTTTGGAAGAAGCAACATATTATAGATGGTAAAAAAGTCGGTGGAAATAAAATGACCACAATCAATTCTGATCTTAAAGTAATAAAGAAATGGCTGAGAATTGCGAAAAAGAATGCAATTCGACTCAATATAGATATAGATGATATTGTAGTTGGTTCTACATCCGGATCTCGAGAATATTTAACCGATAAAGAATTGATCCTTCTTACTGAATTTTATTTCTCAAAGTTTATGAGTGATCGATATAAATTGACGGTTGGTATTTTCCTTTTTGGATGTTTTACTTCACTTCGAATTTCTGATATGAAGCAATTGAAAAGAGAAGACTTCGAAGCAAATGTAAATGGTCGGCCTACTAAAAAGTTCACCGTTACAAAAACAAAGAAAACGCACATCATCAAGTTCAATGAAAGTGCATTGAAAATAGTAAAAGAAAATCCTGATTTATTTAAAGTTTGGAAATCCGAACAGAAAATGAATCAGGAGATTAAAGAAGTTATGAAGATATTAAAGATAAAGAAAAACATTTCATTGCATTGTGCAAGACATACATTTGCTACGAATTATCTTCGATTAGGTGGAAAAGTGGAAGTTTTGCAAAAGATACTTGGACACAGCTCTATTAACGAAACGATGATATATGTACGAATTTATGAATCTGAAAAAGAAAACAGTATTGATCTACTGGACAACTTATTCAACTAAACTTTGGATGAATAAGCCTGAATTTCGATTTCTTCAACATCTTTCGTTCTTCGTCGGTTGAGCGTATGCACGAACATAAGATTGTTAAACGCAAACAGCTTTGATTTGCGTTTGATTGGGATTAGAAGATTTGGTTTCGATTTAATCGTCCATGAAAACAAAACAGCATGTATCATATAATGTAACCAAAATTTCCACTCTTTTTGATATAAATTCAAAGTGTCGAGCTCCGGAGTTGCATTCGTCCAGTTGTCGTTTTCTTTTAATCCCCGATAGTCAACCAGCATCATTTTATCATCACCTTCTGTGATTTGAACGGCCGTTCTTATTCCATCTTTATCAATGATCGGTAATGGAATTCCATTGATCGTGATTTCTTGAGTATCTTCCTTTTTGGTGAAATCATCGATGATGAAGCCGTTTTTGTCAGCGTAAATTTTAGGGAAATGATAATCTTCGTATTCACCCTCGTATTGCAGTATGAATGATTTATCAGGTTCAAACCGTCTTCTTTTTTCTAAAACTTCAAAATCTTTAAGGTTTATTTCTTTAGATTCTTCAATTTCTTTTGAAATTAAATTCATCCAAAGCTCGTTTCCATTTCTGATGTCCAAATCATAATTTTTCAAACGTTTTGGAAACTTAAAAAAATCACCAACGGTCATATCTGGAAGCTTCGAAGCCAACTGGACATTTGAAAAGTCAGCAACGAACGGCACCATTTCACCATTTTCATCAGTTAAATATAAAGTAGTAATAGTCACATCCATTGGATTGTCTCCACTGCCTATACTTATCGACACACCTTCAAATGTCAAATCGTTTTCGAGTTGATCAGTAGTCACCCAAAAGTTGATCATCGTTGATTGTCCAGGCGTATATGAATAAATTACTTCATCGTTTAATTTGATAGTTGCCCATAAAACATTACCATGAACATAACCATGAAAATGAAAATAACCTCTATGATTCAACTGCGATTCATCCAACCAAGTTTCTTTATAAACCCCTAGACCAATAGATTCAACATCCGTTAGACTTTCTAAGCCAATAATCCAATTTGCTGGTGCAGGAATCCCCTCAAATTCTGCAAGCTTCTTACCGGAAAAGATGATTTTATGTTTCAAGTCTTCGTCGTTTAGAATATCGCCTTTCAGAACGAATCCTGCATCTTCGACTACTTTTTTTAATACATATAAATAATATGGTAACGGATAAACTATGTTTCGATTGATAGTATTGTGGCCGTCCGGTATATTATGCACGAATACACCGCTTACTCTTTTATTGATCGTTCCACCCCAACCGTTGAACATCGGATCGTCATTGTAGTAATCCGAATGAATGGCTGGGAAATTATAATTGACTTCTGGATAAGTTTTGGTTACAATTGTATTCGCATGAGTTCTCATATTTCCACCCTCTGGAAGCACTACGTCCATTTCTATTTCTGAAATCAATTTGTTCCAATTTGGTAACGCTTCAATTCCATATCTGATTGTAAGAAGCAAGCCATTTCCTGCTTCTTCAATTTCCAAAATTGCATCTTCAATAGCTCCATCTTTTTCCAATTTGCCATGCAAAATAGTATCAGTTGTAGCTAAATTATCATGTTTGAATTTCTGAAAATAATCAACCTGATCATAAGGCATTTCGAATGGAAATGATGATATCAAAAAGAATTCATCTTTGAACCAGGTATTTTCTTCCACCCAATTTAACTCAAGATGTGAAACGTCCAATTCAAATTCTTGGTGTATAAATCTCGTCCTCATGTATTTTATTTATTTCAAATTCGATTGAATATTCTATTCTATTATTTTCTGTATCAAAATTAATGATATCTGCAGTAACTGGGATCATCTCAATATCTCTGATTGATTCGGAAGAATACGGAACTGTGAGCATGAGATTACTTCGTCTTGACATTAAAAATGCTCGTTTTGACTGAATGATTTCATTCACGATGAAGGATTCATCTGACATGATAAATCCTGTGTTTATTCTAATTGTTTGACGTGTCCTGGTATTAATTTTATGAGTTACCAAAACTTCATTTCTGATTAAATTGGTCAATTCATGACTATATTCTGGACTGGCTTGAACTGCACCTCTGAATTCAAATAGTTCGAATGTTTTATAACTCGTTTCGTAAGCAACTAACAGCGAATGTTTTTCTTGCATTCCAACTAAAAACGTTTTCTTCACTGATATGCCAGGATATTGGAAAGTTATCACATCACCAATTTTCACATTGCCTAAATCGACGGTTGCGGTTACAAAATAACCTTCTCGCAATCCGAGAGCTTGACCATCTGGAACTATTTCTTTTCTAAATACGCCGTTTACTTCCATTCTTACATTCTTTATGTCATCAAATGGTGGCTTGTAAATATTTAAAGAAACCATAGCCGATGGGCTGATCATCCTTTCAATGGATGGTCTATGTTCTGCCCAAAATGGAACATCGATTCTTCTTATGTTGAGAGGATTTCGGCCAATTAAATATTTTTGCAACGGAATAAGATCTTGATTTAGGATAGTAAAATCACTGTAGCGGATTTCAACTGCTGTCATTCTGAGCTCTAATGGTGTGTAATTTCCTTTTAACTTATTGGTAAATTGGAATAAATCTTTAGAAAAAAAGTAATCTTCCATTTCCTTTCCTAAATTAATACTGGCTTTATAGTCAACAAATGACAAGTCAAATTGCAAATCAAATTCACGATGCAACGAAGCTTTATCGTCGAACACTCTTACATTTATATATAGCTTTAAAAAGCTTTTTTCGGTGGTAGTTTGATAAAAAACAAGCTCATCGTTGTCTCGAGTGAAATGCAGTTCTTTGTCATAATCTTCATCGAATCCAGCATTTATCACATAGTTTACCGGTACTAAAATCGGATCATCTCCTGGAATAGTTACGGTAATGTTTCCACTATAATTTTTGTCTGGTGTCGTTGCTTGATCAGCAGCTTTAATTTTGATAACATGACCACCTCCTAAAGGTTCATGACTGACTAAACTCAAAAACGATGGCAAAGCTGCAGAAACTCCTATATTAGTTGAAGCAACATACAATGTCTGCTCATCTGCTTCTTTCACATTTCGAATGGCTTCGAAATGCATTGAAGTAGGGAACACATACTCATTTTCATCAGCTGTAACCGCTAACACAATGATAGTTTCAGCTTCAAATTCACCATTCTCACTGAAAGCTCTCAATTTCAAATGATAAAGTCCATCATCATAATTATTGACAATATTTGTCAACTTTATAATAACATTGGTATTACCAGTACCTTCAATTTCAGGAATATTCTGATCATTGCTAGTAAACAACATCGATGGATCATTGTGTAGATACCATTTTCCCGAATAATTTATATTGATCATATGGTTCAAGAACGGAACGCCGCCTTTCTGATGCCTATAAAAGTAAATTGATGGTGTAATAGTCAAACTCATTATCGCTTGTTTTTATTTCTATGTGAATTGTAATCGTCAATATCTTCTTTCAGCCTTTTTGCTGTCTCCATGGTTCGTGATAGTTTTGCTTCGATTGGATTATCTCTCAAATCTTTCAAAACTTCAACTAATTCATTGATAGCTGGAGTGAGCATCATGATAGCCATATCACTGTCATCTGGAGTAGATGGAGCAGGATCAGGGCGAGTTTCTCCACCGTCAAAATAACCTTCATTTGGTCTTGATATTGAAGTTGGATTCATTCCACGCCTACGAGCTTCAATGAACTCTTCCATTTGGGCAATGATTGGATCTCTACGCAAATATTCAGGAATTACATACTCGTTGGCATGCACCGGACCGTCTGCTAACTCTCGACCATATTCATCTCTGATTCCACTTCCACGAGTTTCACCACCTCCAAAATATCCTTGTGGTTTTCGAGGTTTTTGGCCAAGTATCAAACCTGCTTGAATGGCTCCAATTCCTGCAACGATTCCTGCGAGTACTGGATTTGGTGGTGTCATGGCTAATGCACTTGTAATACCGACGGCTGTATTTATTGCCGCTTGTGCAAGACCCATTTGCCATTCCTGCATCGCTGACTCGTATTCCATTTCAGCTCGTTTCTTATCCAATTCAGCATCAAGTTTTGCTACTTTTGCGTTGTAAACCTCTTGCGAAATATAGCCTTCTTCAAGTTGACTTGCTAATGCTTCCTTTTTTCGATTGGTATTCTGAGTGAAAGCATCCATCTCCATCTGCATGTTTCGCTGTTGTGCTTGATAGAACATATTCCAAGCTGACATTAACGCTTGAACGCTCATTTGTGCCAACTTTATTTTTCCAGACATAGTGTCAAGATTCTCAAAAGTTGACTGCCATTCGTCAGCGGTGAAACCGAAAATATCTATAAAAGAACCTAATCTTTTATTTTCTGCTGCAGGATCTTCATTGTCTCCAGTTGGTTCGTTGAGCTGTGAGAGTTTGTTCTTCAATTCATCGATGAATAAAAGAACTTGTTCACGCTGTTCCTCGCTGAATAATGCTCCGAATGGAGTTTCAGCTAACATATCATTCGAAGCAATCAGATCGTTCAAAGTTTGGATTTGCTTCTGTAATTCTTCTGATTGAAGTTCGTAAGTTTCTTTGCTTTGTGCAAGAACGATTTCAGATTTAGCTTTCTCGAAATCTTTTAATTTTGAAAGTTCTTCATCCGAATAGTTGTACTGATCTCTCAGTAAACTTTTCGCAGCTTCTAAATCTTTTATGCCCTTCAACTCGTTATTGTGTCGAGTTTCAAGGTTCATCAAATCACGCTCAAATTGTTTTTCTCTGTCCTCGATCTCTTTTTTCTGATCTTCGAACATTTTAGTTTGAGTATCAAGCCAAATCTTTCTTCTTTTCAGATTAGTTGTTTCCTCTGATAAAAGAATGATTTCATTCTTTTCGTCTATGATTTTAATTTGTTCAGACGCTAATCTTCTGTATTCGTTAGCTTCCTGATGGTGGCCGTGTGAAGCTTCTTCTCTTGCTTTATCTTCTAACTCATTTATCAGTTGATTTCTTGCCTCAATTTCGATTCGAAGATCATTAATTCTATCAGCGTTTTGTGCTTCCAATTTGGCAACCTCTTTCTCATAGCCTTCATCCATTTGCTCAATACGTTCATCTCTTGCTTGCCTTTGCATTTTGAGAAGCTCAGCGTTTTTCTCTTTTTCAGTTGCAAGTATATCATTCCAGATTTGTTCCAGGTGCTTTTTGATTTTCTCTTTTTCTTTATCATCAACTCCTATATTAAAATCGAATTCTTCACCCATTCCATCACTACCTGAATCAACGCCTAACAATAACGCACGTCTTTCTTTCAGAGATTTCAATAAAGATTCATTGTTTTTCACAATGTTTTTAGCGACTTCTGTGTCAATTTTCGAATAAACTTCAATTCTTTTTTCTACAAGACCTATTTCTTCATCAATGTTTTGAATTTGTTCTTTTTTAAATTGTCCGATTTGCTTTTCTACATCAAGGTTTGACTTTAGAGTGTTTTGTAATGCTCTTTGTCTTTTTTCTAATTCTTCAATAGATTTAGTTAGTCTTATATATTCACGATTCTCTTCATAAATCATATCAAAACCTCCATCACGTGTTTTTCTTGGTGTAGGAGTATCAGAATATCTTTCAACATTTTGCAATTTAGCACGTTCATTCGCTAATTTATTTTCTACTTGATAAAGTTCAATTTGTGTTTTAACAACATCAGCTGCTGCTTCTTCAGATACTTGCAAAAGAGCCTTTACTCTTGCTACTTCTTGAAGTCGTGCAATATATCTATCATAAACAGCGGTCAAACCTTTGATGTTGAATTCTTCATCTTTTAAAAATCCATTGAATTCCGGAGCTATCTTAATTAATTCCTGATACGCTCTTTTTCTACTTTCCAGACTTATATTTTCATCTTTTATAACATTGATCAAACTTTTGATTTGATTCACTGTTCCGGATATACTTTTCGCTGCACTCTGATTGGCTTGTTCTAAATGTTGAGCAAAATTCTTTTGTGCATTTGCAGCATCATCAGCTCCTTTCTTAAACATTTGATAAGCAGCGTATGCTGCAGTCAATAAACTAATAACTACACCCAATGGATTCATTCGAAGTGTCATATTGAACAAACGAAGTGAAGCAGTTGCTCGATTTACATTTCTACGAAATAATTGGATAACTGCGTTGAAAATTAGCACTATTCCAGTCCATATTTTTTGAGCTGCAGCTGCGCCACGTGTCGCAAGTGTATTCAAAGCAACTGATGCTGTATGTTTTCCGGTCAATATAGTTGCTAATTGAGTAGCTGCATGATAACTCACAAACGAAGCAATCAAAACTCCAAAAATTCTAATAGAAAAAGTAAGCGTTTTTTGAAGTCTATTCATTTCGTGATCTGCTTTATCGGTTGCTCCGATTAGCATCGCAAACCATTCTACAAGTGATTCAACAAAATCAACCACACGATCAGCCGTAACGAACTCAACAAATGTTTTATTGATTTTCTCAACAGTTGCTGCAAGGTTTTCGTTCTTTACGTTAAATTCATTTGCCATCGACGTTCCTTCTTCCATTGCTCTCGTTGAAATTTCCAAACTTTGTCTAAATCTATCATTTGCTGATGATCCAGCACCGATGATTTTATTAACTCCATCTGCAGAAACGCCTAAACTATCTAAAACTTTTGCAGTTTTAACTCCGGATTTATCTACTTGCTGCATAGATTTTGTGAACTGAAGGAAGAATTCAACCGGGCTTTCATCGATAAGAGCTTCAACTGTTTCTTTAGTTACGCCCATAATTTCAGCAAAAGCACCTGCATTTTTTGCAGCTGTTTGTATCAAAATAGAGTAAGATCTACCAGCTACTTGTGCTTCAATACCACTTTCTTCGAACGCCGCACCCAATGCCAAAGCTTCAGCAACCGACGGCTTCAATGCATCCGGTAACGAACCAACACGAGTAGCAAATTCTGCAAGGTTTTTCTCTGTAGCAACTCCAGAAGCTCCCAACTCGTTGATAGCCGAACCGATTGCATTATAAGCTTCTGCAACTCCCATTTGTCTTGTTTCCTGGAACAATCCTCTCAGTTTACCTAAAACGTTTGCAACCTCTGAAGCATCGGCAAACGTATCACCTAAAGCAACGTTTGCTTTGTCCAAAGCTTCTGTGAATGCGAATATTTCTTCTTTTGCCAACCCAATTCGTCCACCTTCAGTTGCAATCGCTAATAAGTCTTCACGAGATGAACGTGTGTCGATTTTATCAAGTTCTTTGGTCAATTCACGAACTTCAGCTCGTGTCATTCCAGTTGTTTTCATAACATCAGCTTGAAGGTCGGCCAGTTCAGCTGCTAAATCTTTTATACGTCTGAATTCTTGCGTTATTCTATTCACACCCAAACCAACACCAAAGGCAGCAACCAAGGCTCCAGCGTTTTTAGTCAGTCTTTCCATCAATGATGGCAGGCCGTTCATTTCAGCTCGAATCTCGTTGTAGTATTTCTTAACCTTTTGAAGTTCAGCATTCTTTTTTACGTATTCATCTGTACCTCGTTCAAGCCTACTTACTTCTCTACGAAGTCTATTCATTTCGTTTCTTACGTTATTGAAAGAGTGCTTTACCTCTTTGTCATTAACGAAAATTCTTATCGATCTATTGATACTTTTATTGGACATTTCCTCTCAATTCAAATAATTTACCTGCAGCGTACAACATTTCATCACCTCTTATGCTTGAGATTTCGTCTGCGAATCCTTCTGAAATGTGATCAGGGATTTCTAAAGAAGGAATTCTGGAAGCTAATTTGAATGGATGCTCCTTTCGAGTGAAAGTGTTTCCAGATTTGGAGCGGAAAGTATGTGCCTTTCTCATTTTATCAACTCCGAAATGCTGAATGAATGGAACATGTGTAGTTCTAACTACTACAGATCTAACGTGTAAATCTCTAAATGATACTCTGTATCGTACTCTAAATGTTTCTCCAGTACGTTTCTGAAGAACAGAAATTTGTTGTTTGAAATTGTCTCTTAGTAGAATGGCATATTTTCTACCAACCGCCCTTTCTTCACTTATAAAATCTCGACCTCGCATAATTGTGATATTTAAACAGCAATTTATAAGGCAAACGGCTTTTTTACAAGGACACAAAAAAAGGCCGCCAATTTGAGCGACCCGAGGTTCATTAATTAAGTGAAATTTTAGATTTTCTTGAAGTACCAGAAGAATTTAACATCATCAAATTCTTTCGTTTCAGAAGTCTGTTCATTTATTACTTCTACTTTTCGCTCGTATTGAGGAATATATCCAAGCTCTTCGAGCGCTTGGAGTACATCATACTCATCAAATGCAGTTGAAGGAATGATCGTGCACAAATCAACATATATGCCGTAAGTGCTTATTCTAACATCATACCCATCTGGGCTTCCTGGTTTATATATCTGACTAATCAGATTCTTTATTCGATCTCCTGTATTTATCATAATTGTTTGGAAAATTAGTAAATTCTTTGTTTTCGATTCCATGTTTAGATTCGTGTTCTAATTTATGGAAAAAACCAATCAATAAGTCTCTGATTTTATTTCCTTTAGAATCAACAGCTGGTAAATGAGCTGCTAAAAAGATTTTGATATCCTTGAATTCAATTCCACTAAAGGTCAGTGTATTTACTATTTCATCAGTTTCTTTTCTCAATAAATCATCGAATGACTCCATTATGAGAACTTCAACTATTTCTTCAGGAGATAATTTCAACAGATCATCATAGTATCTTCTATTTCTGTATTCAGATGCTTTCATAATTAACCGGTTTTCTGTTATACCTTTCAGCTTCTAATTCCATAGCTTGTCTGATTTTTTTACCAGTTTTTTCTATGATAACTGTATTGTCTGGCAGTGAATCAAATTTAGAATAATAAACCATGATATCATGAATCTTATCACAAAATGCATGATGATTTATTAAATGTTTGAGTCCCATAAGTTCAATCGCTATATATTCAGGCGATTGTACATTTTCACACATACTGAATGAAATAACTTTATCAAGATACTTAAATACAGCACCTAAGCCAAATAAGTAATCAATTGCATCCCTATGAAGTGTTTTAGGAATGGCTAAATATCCATCTTGGATTGTCTGGGTTGTGGTTTCTAAATTTTTCATGACTCTGAATTTATTAGTTCTTTAATGTCCTCTAACCATCGTTCAATGGCTTCTTGTAAACTGATTGTTTCCATAGTGTTTGGATTAAAGGTTTTCTTTGTTAAATAAGTTCAACTGATTTCTGATGGCTCTTGTTTTTTCGTTTTTGGCAGAATTGAACTCCCTTTCTGCTTCGAAGTAAGAAGCGACCATTTCTGGTGTGGGTGAGAGCAACATTTTTTCTTTGAGTGCTTCCATTTTTACGCGTGCTGCTTCTTGGCGTGTGTGTGCTTGCCAGTGTTCTTTGTAATGACCAAACATGATTTCATCTAAAGTGGAGAAAACCCAAACACGAAAATTAACATCTAACCAGGCTGCAAAATCTAAAGCCAATCGACGGTCAAAATAAATTCCCATGTGACCACGATTTTCAACAATTTTAAAATCTGAACGACCCCCATTTGGGGTTTGTTCAACTTCTGAACGACCACCATTTGGTGTTCGTTCAAGTGCAGAAATAAATTCTTTTGTTGACTGAGTTTTTAGATACACATCTGTTCTTTTCCCAAAAACTTTTGCCATTTCGGTTGCGTTGACCATTACGTTTTCCTGATCTGGGTTTACCAAAAAATGAATTTCGGTGTCTTCGTAAATAAATTGGATTGATTTCATAATATTATGTTTTATAAATTATAATCATAGCGCAAATATTATACTTAAAAATAATATAAACAAATATTTTATTACTTTTTGGTATAATTATTTTCAATCAATACTATTTTTAAACTATATTTGTACTATAACAAACAAGATATGCTACGGATCAAAGAGATTTTAAAGGAAAAAAACATCACTCAAATAGAACTTGCGGAGAAAATAGGAATCACTCAAGTTGGATTAAGTAGAATGATCAATGGCAATCCAACCGCTGACTCACTTGCTAAAATCGCTGAAGCTTTGGATGTAGATATCCGTGAATTATTTGAGCCGACCAAGGATGATGACAATATACCTATATATATAAAGGATGGAGAAAGCCTGAAAGAGATAGGGCAAATAAAAAAAGGAAGCGTGTGAGGCTTCCTTTTTTTGTAGTCTTTTATTTAAATTACTTTGCTTTTAGTCTTTCGTAAAACTCAAGCGTTTCTTTGATTCCTTGCTTTTGATTTTCTGTAATCTTACTGCTTGCGGTTGATTTGCCTGAGAATTGGAATTCAACTTGTTCTTTAGAATTAGCAATTTTCTGTAAAATGTTTAAGAGATTTTCGTCAACCGGCGTGTCAAAATATTCTGTGACATTTGCGGATGTAGATACATCAGTACCTGATGCCAATGGTTCATATGATAGTTTTTCACCATCAATCAAAAAAGTGATTTTGTCAGCAAACACCCAATAACTGCCAATGTAATTATTTTTAAATCTTAAATACATATCTCCAGTATCTTTCACTCCTATATATAATCTGGTTTTGTTAGTTGCCAAAGAGCGTTTTGTGATAAATGTAATTCCTTTGAATTTGTCTCGTTTAAAATACCATCCTCTTTTATCGGACTTTGTCAAGCTGTTCAAATCAATGGATTTTGTGTCTGTGAATTTTAAATTGCTTAATTCGTTAACATGCTTAGATATCATGTCTTTTAAATCTAAATCAGAGGTGCTACTCTGAATGGAATCAAGTGTTTTGGTAAGCAAATCCCGTTGTGCAGAATTTGAGACGCTCATTTTTGAAATTTCACTAAACATAAATCTGTTTCTTGTATCTACTTCTTGAGCAAAGATGATACTCGAAAAAAAGGTGAATAATAATAAAAATATTTTTCTCATGGTTAAAAATTTTAGTTTCCTCAAATATAGTAAAAAAAGGGAGTGTGTGAGCTCCCTTTTTTGTTTGTCTTAAGATACATTTGGTTATTTTCGAAAAACAATTCAATATATTTTTTTTCATTTCTTCGCATTTCATAACTGTACACGAATGTACAATTAATTTGAAAAAAAAAGCCCCGAAGGGCTTAGCAAGCAATATAAACAAAACGATTAGCAATAATCTTTATCGGTCCAGAAGTCTTTTTCGACTATCAACGGTGTTGGTAATATTAAGTCTAAAGTAAATTCTATTCCAAACAGCGTATGTGGTGTCTTGTACGTTACTTCTGTATAGTTAACGCTCTTTTTATCGAATGCATTTCTTAACCATTCTACATCGGACATTGGATGGCTGTCTTGCTGCATTCGTGCAATTACTTGCAATCCTAAATATTCCGCTTGATCTATCATTTCAATGTGCTTCTCAAAATCATTCGTATTATTAGATCGATACAAAATCGAAAACGAAATTGTACGTGGTCCAATCGTGCGTTGCTTGTTTCCGTCCAGTTTGCCAACGTAACTAAAAAACACCAAAATAGGATCATCTTTTAGAGTTGTTCTCGATAAAGTGTTGAGTAATTCTCGTTCGGAAATACTTACATAAGTTTTTATATGCTCTGTAGAATTTACTAAATGTTTGAAGTAGTTATCTACTAATTTAAAATATCTGTCTTTCATCGTCGATTTCTTTTAAGTTCTAAATCACGTTCACGTGCTTGTTTTATAGTTTCCTGTGCTGTGGTAAAGAATGCATAAGCATTCGTTTTCATAGTGCTTTCTCGTGGTCCAAACGGCTGATTGTCGCCCATGAACATGGCATTGATCATTGGGATTAAAGAGCTGTATCTTGGTTTGTCTGCTACCTTGGTGTCTTTTTTCGGATTCTTTGGTTTTGGAAAGATTAAAGGAAATCTGGAAAACATATAATTTACCGATCCTTTATAAGCCAACCCAACCGAAAGCTTTATGTCTTCGTCAATTTTTGGAAGCAAAGCACCACGGCTTACAACTATTTCCTGATCAAATTCTTCTCTTTTAAATGCTCCGGTGTGTGTTTTGAATTTAGGTCGATACAATGTAGTTACTAACCTATCAAGTGCTTTATCGTCTTTGCTCGTTGCCCAGTCGAAATAGAATTTATAAGTGAAATTTAATTCCTCGATACTTATATCAGACAAACGATCAGTTGGCCCATAATACGTTTTACCTTTAATTTTTACTTCCTTCGGGAATTTGAACAATTCAAGTTCTTCATAAATAAAGCTGGAGTAGGAGTAGAGTTCACTTACAGGTACTTGACTGATCAATATATAAAATTTAAAAAGTTCTTTCATTCTCTTCCATGATAAGACTTTTTTTGTCGGACAAAATAGATAGAACAAAATAGCAAAATGCACTCCTTTCGTTCCTTCTTCAGATTTCAATAGAAGATCAGAAATTCGAGCACGTTGATATTCGTTGAGTTCGTTCCAGCTTTCTGCTATTTTAAATTTTAGTTTCATTTAAATATTTTCTTTAATATAAATTTAGGTGTGATTCCAAAAATCCAAAGGACCAGGACAACTAAAAAAAGAAACTTATAAATATTACCCCAAAGCTTCTGCCAGAAGTTCAATGTTATTTTTTCGGTGTGTATTTGTTTTTCGACTTCTACTTCTTTTATTACTTCAACATATTGCACATCCTTTTCTTTTTCTTCTTTTTTCTCATGTATTGAATCTTTCACCTCTCGAGATTTAGCGAGGAAAAATTCAATGTCGTAGCCATGGAATTTGCTATTGTATTTCCATTTGTAATAGTTATCACCGGATTTAAACGTTCCAAATCCTCCTACTTCTGTTGAATCTTTCGGACATGGAAGAAAAGTATTGGCGTCAATTTCTTGGCTTTCTTTTACTTCTCGCTGGATAAAAACTGTATCGGTTACTGTCTTTTCGTAGGCGATGGAATCTGTTATGTATTCCTTTTCTTTTACAGTGACATATTCTGTCACTTTGCAAGATGCCAGGAAGATTAAGGTTGATATTAATAAGAAAGCTCTCATTTGTTTCGGTCGTATTTAATTGCTATTCTTTCAATTAGATCTAATATTTCCTCTTCTTTTTCTAAGAAGACTTTCAAATCCGTCTGGATGAATCCGAACTCTATTAAAACCGCCGATCCTTTCATATTCAAAATTCCAAGACGTGAATGCTGCGATTGTGATTCGACTTTCACTCCTCGATTTCTGATATTCATTATATTAGAAAGTCCGTCAACAATTTCCTTTGCTGCAGCTTTCGAATCACGTCCTGCATGTCTGCTTATAAAAGCTTCTGTTCCTGACGCTTTACCTGTAGCCGACGAATTCATGTGAAAAGAGAGAGTGATATCTCCCGTTTCTAAGAGTGGACGAATCCTGTTTTGAAACTGTCTATTCGTTTCGTGGTCTTTATCTTCAATAAAGGTATGTCCACGTTTCGCTAATCGTGCTGCTAACTTTCTTCTGAAGTTACGCATCAGCTCAAATTCAGTATTTCCATTATGGACAGCTCCGGGATCTTTCAAGTGATGCCCAGCGTCCAGAATTATTTTTTCTGGTGCAAATACTTTAATCATCTTTATCTTTATTTTTATTTTTTCCTTTCAAATCATTCGGGTTAAGCGTTTC